TCCTAATGAATCATAGGCACTTTTTGCCGTAGGTGCAATTTTATTAAATGAATTAGCTACATCTTCATTTGTTTGTTTTAACCTTTCATTTGCGGCTGATATACTTTCTAATTTATCTGGCAGTAAATCTAAAGTAGGTAATAAGTTTACTGTATCTATTGGAGTATTTAAAGCATTTTTATTTAAACTTCCTGAGTTTATACCCATATGTCTAAATGGAGTCCTTACTGATAATTTACTTAATTTTTGTGTATTTTCCAATTTATCATTTGCTATTTCTACTCTTGTAGCTTTACCCCTATTGTTTTGCTGTATTTGAGCAAATGCTACAAGGGAACAAAATGAAACCAAACGGTCTACGTTTAAACCCGGTTGGTATTGTTTCATTTCTTCTAATAACATTATGTCGGGTATTCTTTCTACACCATAATGTATTTTTGTTATTTCACCATCTTTATTTGTGTGAACATCTAATTCTTCTTGTAAGAATTGTATGCCATAACTTATAAGATGGGTTTTAAAAAGTGTTCCTGTATTTTTCCAGCCGTATGTAGCAAATACATTAGCATTACTGGACAATTCTTTAAGAAAAGGTATTTGATCTTTAGGAACCAAATATTTTTGTTTCCTTTTACTAATCATATACTGTATAAAAAGACTAACATTATTTTCAACTAATGTCCACGCATTATACCATTCGATGAGCATTTCTAGACGTTCATGTGTTTTTTGCAAATCATCAAATCTTCCACACCATGAAGCAACAATACCATCTCGCTCAAAATGTGAATTTACTTTACCATTTCCCTCATCCTTAATTACTTCAGTTGGATTTTTATAGATAAATATGCTACATAATGAATCTGATGTGGTGGTCCTACCTTCCCCGACTGGATCTATAGAAGCATAATATGTTCCCCAAGGAACATTAGGAATTGGTCTTTCGTACACGCATATAACTCCAGATTTGTCTTCCATAGTTTTATCTATAGGAAATTTTTTAATAGGTTGTCTATTAGATTTTTTGGCTACAATTTTATTTTCCTCATTTATACTTAATTCGACATATTCTATAGGATAGTCTCCATCTTCTATACGTTTTATTTGATGTGAAATAAGATGGGGTGGAAATACAGATTCTTTTCTTGTAGCAAATGCCTCTTCAATATTAGTGGGTTTTTGAGAAATACGTAACTGGTATTGTTCAGGAGATAAGTCTTTTTTCCATTGTTTACGTTCTTCATAAATAGCTTCAAGTGCATCATTAACTAAAGAGTTACCAGCTTTATCTATATAAGGAGGCATTGACCATTGTTCAGGAATAAATAATCCAGTTTCCCCTATTGTACCATTGTTATCTATTAAATTGGATGTTATAGCAAACATACCATATTTATGAGGATAGAGTATCATTTCTTTAAGAGGTTGACATTGATCTAAATCACCCACTGAACCAGCAGCTATAAATGTACCTGTTGTCACCATACCAGATTGCATTGCAGGACGCATAAACTCATAAGTGTCCATCATCTTGGGAGCAATTCCAGCTTCTTCATGAAAGAAGTACGATACGGGTCCTCCCACGCCATTAGTTGGGTCTTTTTCAAATGATGTACCTGTAATAATAGACTTGTTACCCTTGTAAGTGTCTCTACCACCTGTTCTCACTTTAATACGTTGTTGCCAAGAAAACACCTTATCAGGTTCAGAAGGTCTATACCAAGCAGTGTGTTCATTAAGAAAGTTACGATATTCATTAAGCATCCTCCAAGAACCTTTCTCTGATATATAGTCTTTAAGACTAGCTCCTATTTTATTTACAGAACCTTCTTCAAACCAATATTGATTAATCAATTTTCCCATATGAAAATATGAAGATGCTATCTGACGTTTCTTTAATATTGGGACATGTTTATAACTTAATTCTGCTAAAATCTCATACAATGCCATATGATATTGAGCATCTCTCACTTTAGCAAAATCAAATCTTTTTTCTTCCTTATCATAAATAGGAAGAAAGTTAAGCCACATATAATAATCACGTGTTAAATACCATGTTAATCCATCCTCTTTATAAATAACACCATTGCGACATTTTGCTTTTTCTTCATCCCAATAATTCATAAAGTCTTTTGACTTTATTGGAGCATTACAGTAATATCCATCTTTTTGAAACTTTCTAGCTTGAGAATTAAATTCTATAGAAATATTTACGGTAAAATTATAACCTTCATTTGGACCAGCGTCTTTAAAAACAGAACGTACAAAATCTCTAATTTCTATTCTGTCTTTAAATTCTGTTGTTGTCCAAACACCATTTTCGTAAGTGGGTATTATGTAATTAGTTTGATACATTTTTAAGTTTAACTATTAGCTTTGAAATACTGGCATCGGTGTATACGTTGTCATATACTCCGTTAAAATATTCAATGTAGTGCTCACGTAAAAAACCATTCCACTCTCTAGTGTAAGGGTTGAAGTTGAATACATATTGCTGTAAAAATTCATCTTTCATTTTTTAAAGTTTATTTTGTCTTTTGCATACTAAATACGTAATGGTTATGTTGTTTTATTTAACAATCTGCAAATAGTTTCTATCATTAAACGCTTTATAGTTTTTACAATTCATTACTGATCGTATGCTAATCTTTGATTTCCTCTAACTGTAGTAGATTGTTCTTCTTGAAGATCACGAAGTGTACCTTTAAATGATTGTCTAATAGCTTCATATTTAGAAGCAGCATTAATAAGAGCTGTAATGTTTCCATCTCTACCATGCTCTATTTCTGTTGTTTCCATGTACTTAGCTAGTCTATCCAACATTGCTTTAATTCCCATATACGCTCTCACTGTAGGAGTTTCATATAATTTTTTTGCTACTTCAAGAGCATTTGTAATTAATTCATCATCAGAATCAAATTCTCCACCCACTTCTCTTCTTACTAATTCTTCTTTGTCTACTTCCGGTACATCAAAAAATGGATTTAAATCTGGATTAGGACATGATAGATAAAATATATAAGCAAATATATTAGAAGACTCTTCTGGATAAGTATCTATAATTTGCTTAAAAGAAACAATTGTATAACAATGTTCAGAAGGAATCACCTTATTATTACTAATATCAAATAATCTTATCATAGCGTAATTAATTGATTTTTATCTAATGAAAGTTCATAATCATAAAACCTATCGGTGTTATTATCTCTACCAACAAAATAAAGTATATCATTTTTTGTAAGCATTATTCCATTAATAATTCCCACTTGTTGTTCTTTATCGGTAATGACATAGACATGTTCACCAATGTTAAATTTATTTTCTATTCTCATAATTGTAAAAATTTAGAAGCATCTTGTTCATCATCAATTAATTCTACAAGATAATCAAATTTGTTAAATTCTGTAGGAACAAATCGCATTGCTGTTACATGTAACGTGTCTTTTCCATCTGTAACAAACTTATGAAGATATTTATTTTTTACATCATGAAGATTACATCCTTTGCAAGATGTAATAGTCCAACTATTATCATCTTTAATTAATGGTGTTACATTAATTTTTTCCATTTTTTAAATCTTTTAAATAATTAATAAGTAATATTACTTCTTGTTTTAAATATGGTACATTATATTGTACAATCTCTTGTACAATAGGATTACCATCTCTGTCTATCTCCACAATTGGATTACCGAATTTATCCTTGTCTACTTGTTTAAATATAATGTGATGAAGATTCATCTCTCCAGGTTTATATAAAGGATTGTGCTTAATAATCATATACATGTACATACTAAGTTGTAATGCATAATGATTAAAATTAGAATCATCTAAATGATTAACAGGAGCTGACATCTTTTGACTCTTTCCTGAATAATCTCTAAATGATTCTTTTTTAATTTCTTTGTTAGTTTTAAAATCTATGATATTCACTTTTTTATTGACCACCTCTACAAGATCAGATTGACCACAAAGTCCTACAGATTTTAAATACACCATATGTTCTGGATAAATACCCTCTGTAAGTTTTTGTTCTGGTGCATTCTTACTGCCATCTATATTTGTGTTGGGAGCATAAATAGGAATATTAACACCTTCTCTGCCAATATATTCAAGACCGCATATATCAGCTTCTCTTTGATTGTGATACCATGTGCCAAGATCCGTTGCTCTTTTAGCCTCAGTTTTCCAAGTATCTTTGATATCTTCTGGATTCATCCCATACCACTTTGATTTTTTAGACCTACTCACTTTTAAAGCTGTAGCATCTGCATCAAATGGTTGTTTAAATTTAGATATAAAACTTGTTACAGAAGTCCATTCTATATCTGCTCCATCTATAGAGACATATTTATGTAATTCTGGTATAAATTGTAAAGCCATAATTATAATTGTTGGTTTAACATATCCTCTTCTTTTTCTGTTAAAATAGCTTTCCATTTAGGAATAGGAAGAGGACATCCTGAACTTAATGCTCTTGTTTTCAATGACAAACTACATCCACAACCTCCAGTATTCTTATTGCAACATGGTGCTGTACCAGGTACCAAGCACCCTGTACCCTCATCATCATAATTAATACATTTTTTACATAAATTTAATCTAGCATATGCAATTTCTTCAACATGTTCTTTCTTAAATATGTTGTTTCTTATACCTTCAAGAATTGACTTTCTATTATTAAATATTTGTTTTAGCATAATTTCTTTTTCGATGTATTTTTATAAATTCTTTTCGTTGCATTTCACTTTTACACATATCCATCATTTTTTCAATGTAAGTTAATTTATTACGTAATTGTTCTATAATCAACTCACTGCGTTTAGACCCACGTTGTGCTATACTATCTATCATAAAAAGATATTTCTCCTTTTCTTTTTCTAATATCCAATGCTTTATAGTAAAATTACCAAAAGCACTGACATGTACAATAGGAGCTTTTAATTCTGAAAGAGCACCTCGTACATCTTTCCAATATGTTGTTACAATATCGTTAACAATATTTACAGGTAGATTTAACTCCATTGCTGTAGATACAATAAGGTCTTTAGCTTTTGTTGGTTTCAACAGAAAGAAAATTATAGTTTAATAATACGTTACCATCCTTAACAACTCCTATAGCATCATCAATAGAAAGTTTCTTTCTATTCTTTCCTTTCTTTGTGACAATACCCTTTTTTTCTAATTTATTTAAAGAGTTTCTTACACTTTGAGGTGTTTTGAAAATGTTCATTTCACATGCTTTTTTACAAAGAACATTAAGTTCATTGACATTATCATCTGTAGCAAGAAGTACAAGACATTCTATTTCAGCATCAGATAGATGAAGTTTATTAAAAAAGCAATAAGTGAGTAGTTGATATTTCACAACTTCCCACTTAGTCATAACACATTTTTTCAACACTTGGTTTACTTGTGTCATTCTATTACTTTTTTAATGCTCTATTAGATATAGGTGCTTTTTTCTCCTCTTTATCAGCAATCTCTGTTGGAATGCCTATTACATCACCCACCTTTAAACCTTGTTCCTTTAATTCTGGGTTGGCTTCAAGATCTTCTTCTGTAAGGGTGTGTTCTGCAACAGCATTAGAACCTTCATGTGGGGTAGAAATTTGAGCAATTGTATACATTGCTTTTACATATTCTGCACGTGCAACAGCAATCCTTGTATCAAGCTCTTGTAATTCAGCTTGTACTTTCTTAAATTCAATTTGCTCTTGCATCCATGTAAGCATTTGCTCCTTTGTAGGAGCTGCATCTTGTTTTTGTTGGTTTTCCATTATGTTTTGTTTTTAAAGTACAAATATATATAGAAAGTTTAAACTTTCCAAATTTATTTGAATATTAAACAACACCTTAA